TTGATAAATTTAACGTAACGTTATGCAATAGAAGAGGTGCAGATAGGGATTTCACTATTAGATATTCTAAAAACATGATAGACCTTGAGCAAGAAACTTCTTCAGAGTTAATGTATAATGGAGTGTACCCATACTTTAGTAGTACTACTACTGAAACGAAGGTTAGTATTGCTAAAAAATACAAAGAAGTATATTTGTCAAATGAAAAACCAGAGCCTTTGGAAGATCAGGATGGAACTCCAATTTATCCACCAAATTGGCTTACTTATAATGATAAGGGTTTAGCTGCATTAGATAAGATATTAGATTTGATGGTCGTAAACATTATAGCTACTGAAGGCAAATTTTATAACCATTTAGTAACTGCTAAAAGAGCAACACCAAAAGGGTCAACAGAAGTGGGTTCTTATTTCTATGATGTAACCTACGATATTGCATACATTAATCCAAGCGACCCAAATCCTTATGGTGAACATTGGTTATACAAGGATGAAGATATTACTCAAGTATGGATACCAAAAAATAAACAAGTATTCAGAATTTATACGCCTGGAGACAATTTGTATAAAGTTTATATTTTTGAAACAATGACGATGAAATACAGACTTATCGATGCAAATGATAATATAACCGAATACCCTCCAACCTTGCCAGCACCAACTAATACTCAGGAAGAGAAGACCAATCTTATAATTTATGAAGGAGATATTATATATCTTAATGAGGTTAGAGCTATTCCAAAAGATGGTGAAGAAGAATTTTCAGAAACATGGTTACAAGCTGTTTCTGAAAACTTGCAGATTATTGCATCTGACCCTAGATGGAAACCTGAAGGTGATATTGTACAGACTAGAGGTGTTCCTAATAGTACTATATACAAGGTTCCACAAATAGAAACAGGTATTCCAGCATGGCCTATTGAAGGTGTTAAGAAAGATAGTCCTGGTTGGTTAACTTTAAAAAAAGGATCAGATACGCCTCAGAATCCAGATGGTACACCATTTACTCCAGTTGATAAACAGGTATATGATGTTGCAACTCCAGATGGAGGTATATCTAAACGTCGTTGGTCTGTTGATGATAATTCATACAGTATGGTTACTGACACAAGATATAGTTACATAAATTATGAATGGAACGGTACGTCATATGTTGTTCATGATACAGTAGATGACCAAATATTAACTTGGAATGCAAGTGATAAATTTAAGGAAACACCAAAGGATACAGTAAAATTCCAAAAAGATTTATATGATGAGACTATAAAGTATATGAAAGATACTAAAATGGGAACTTTAAAGAATTCTATTAAAGTTTCATTTGTAAAACTTTCATCTAGTCCAGAATATTCAAAATGGAAAGATTTAGAGACTGTTGCTTTAGGTGATACTGTTCATGTTGTATATGAGGATCTTGGAGTTAATGAAGTAAAGAAGGTTGTTAAAACAGAATACAATGTTTTAACAGAAACTTACGACTCTATTGAGATTGGTGATAAAGGTACGGGTTTCACTGACACTGCAATAGTTGAAGGTGATAGTGTATCAGCATTAACTAATGATAGAAATTTTGCGGATATTACTACTGTAACGAAACTTGTTGCTGAAAGAATCGAAGCCGACTTTATTCAAGCTTCTCAAGCATCCATATCGGAAGCTCAGATTGATGCATTAACCACAAATGAACTTTCTGCAGCATTAATAACTGCACAAAAGTTTGACATAGATAATTTAGTTGCAACATTGCTAGTAGCAGATGATGCTGCTATCAGAAATACATTAGTTGTTGGCGAAAATTTAGTAGTCAATGGCGAAATAAATGTAATGAATGGTAGTATAAGTATTTCCAGTAAAGAAAGAAAAGATAATGCTATTAGACGTTATCGAAACCCTAATGCCGAAACACCTTATGCCATTGATTGGTTATTGGAACATGAAGGAGATACTGAATACAAAGAACCAAGTTATGGTGAAGTGTATATAGTTGAAGACGAATTAACGGTCGATCGTTACTATAGATGGGTCGGTCCTGTTGATGCTCATTACGAAGAAATGACAGCTAAAACAGATTTAGTGTTTGAGGTAGATCCGTTTGGCAATGCAAAAGCCAATTCTTTAACAATTACTGGAGGTAGCATTAAAATAGAAGACCCTCAAGGTGGTTCAACTTTTGAAGTGGATAAATATGGTAATGCAAAAGCCAATTCTTTAACAATTACTGGAGGTAGCATTAAAATAGAAGACCCTCAAGGCGTTTCTATATTTGGTGTAGAAGACGATGGCCATTTCGAGGCAAACGATGTTGATATTTCTGGTGGTGTAATTGGTAATCTTAGAATAACTGATAAATTATATTTTAATAGTACATCTATTGTTAAAGCATATGTAAGATCATACAGCCAATTCCAACACTCAATGCGTATCGAAGGTTTCGATTTGTTTAATGATGTCGATCATTTATTATTTCCCCGTTATCCTGAAGATGACCACACTATATTTTTTACTGATAATTCATCAATTAACTATACAGATTACTCTATCGAAAGCATTCAAAATATGGGTGCGTTCCCGGGTTTCGATGCATACCAACTAGATGATCGTGATATTTTGCTTGAAGGCGATGTAGCTGATCTTGGTAGTAACTTCCATTTACATATGGATGATTCAAATAATATGTCTCAGGATCCTGTCATTCTATATTGGTATTGGAGAGAACATCAAAATACATATGAATCGTATTTGAATTCAAGTAAATTAATGGTTTTGAGTGATACCGTTACAAATTTACAATACTATTCTAGCTGGCTAAGTCTCGAAAAGTCAAAAGAATTAACGGATGGACCTGCATTAACTCCAGCTACAAATGTAATTTATGAAGTACATTATTCAGGTACTGGTTCTTTTGCCGGGTACTATCGATGGAATCAAACTACTCAAAGATATTATAGAGTTTCTTCTCCATTATACTATATTGATGAAGATGGTTTAACGTTACCAAACATTTCATCTGATGTAATTAGCGGAACTACTAAAATTGCAGGTTTCAATATTGAGTCTAATACCATTACTTCTGTTACTGAGTATAGTGAAATTGGTTTAAGTTCTGAATCGAGTTCATCACCTGAAGATGATTTAGCTTTATGGGTCGGAAAAGAGTACACTACACCACAAGAATTAGTAGGAACTCATCCATTTTATGTTACACATGACGGAGCATTACATTCTACAAAAGGTTACATTGGCGGTTTATTAGTTAACAAAGATTATCTAACATCGAATCCCGATAAAACAGATCATGAAACAACTTTCGATGAAGAAGGTATTTTCATAAATTCGAAAGGTATAACCTTGACTAATAGTTTCACTGAAAAAATAGGTGACACGTCTTATACAACAGACACCTACATTCGTATAGGTGGGCAATACGGTGCAATAACCGGAATAGTAACACCTCAATTGTATGTAAATTATAAAAATGTAGACCCTACAGAAACATTAGTTGGAGCAACACCATATCTATCTTTAGATATAGTAATAGATGATCAAATTATACATCCGAATGAAACATCTAAATTCCCAAGCGAAAATGATTACTCTATAGACGATTTTGTATATAGTGATAGAAAATACAGGTTCATATTTACTGTTTACATAAAACATGTATCAGCTTCAGGTGTTGTTACAAATTACCATTATATAACATTACCTAAAGGTTATGGTGTCGATGCTATTTTATGCACAAATACCTTAGCTGGCGCTTTAAAGACCCAAATCACAGATGATCTTCAACAAATAAAATATTGGTCTTATGATAATTTAACAGGCGTTTATGTAACTGTTCTCGGATTTGTTAGATAGGACATTAATTTCAAACTTACGGGGCTAATACTATAAACAGATATTAAACGATATATTTATTTAGGTGTATGACATGGGCACCTATAATGAGGTCGTTGTTTGTATCTGACTATATTTGTAGTATATAAGCCCCCACCACTATACATTTACCATGTTAAAAAATGATTAAAAAAAAGGAGAAACACAAATGATTGTAAATCAAATTTTAGAGGCTAGAAACTCTCTAGTTAAGTTAACAAAAGCTAAGTTTAGCGAATTTAAAACAACATATGCTATTTATAAGCTTGCAAAGCAAGCAGAGAATGTATATGAAATGGTTAATAAAGAACAAGAAAAAATTATTGATATTTATGTCCAAAAGGATGACAGTGGCCAAATCATTGTTAAGGATAATCAGTATCAATTCAGTTCAGTTGAAAACCGCGATAAATTCGTACAAGAAATTAATAAACTTAGAACAGGAAATATTACTGACATTGAACCAATAGAACTATCAAATAATGATATTCAATTTATTTCAGATTTTGCCGTAGAGGATATGATTAAACTTGATGGCATAATTATTTGGAAGTAATATGAAGATATTTTTAGCAATTATATATTGGTTCTTATCCTTGACATGGGGTTCAATAATGACTATTATAGGATTTTTTGGATTCCTATATTTCTTAATAAAAGGCAGTAATAAAATTCATAGAAATGGATATTCTGTAATTGTTGAAACTGGTGGAAACTGGGGAGGTCTATCGTTAGGTGCTTTTGCATTCTGCGGTAACTATAGCCAAACAAATTCAAATTGGTTTGATCATACAAGAAAACATGAATTCGGTCACTCATTGCAAAATATTATACTTGGTCCGCTATTTATATTTTTAGTGGCAATACCATCAGCCATTAGATACCATTACCAAATTAGAGAAATTAAGCGAGGAACTCGTTTTAGTAGCTCTTGGTATGATTCTGTATGGTTTGAAGGAACTGCAACTAAGTATGGTACAAAAGCAGTAGAATGGATTGAAGAAAAATAAAAGATATTTTATAAGGGGGTAGAAATAATGCAAGATGGATGCCATCCTGATATAGTAATTATTCAAGGAGATACTTCCCAAACAAATGTAACTATCGAAGGGGTTACATCGGATATAATCAAGGACGTATATTTTTCATGTGGCAAACTAGACTTGTCCAGAAAATTAACGTATGATTCTGAATTAGAGAAATATGTACTATTATTTACCTCTGCAGAAACTGCTGAATTTAAGCCGATAACCGCAAACTTTGATATAACAATACATATGTTTGACGGCACGGTAATAACTGGATTATATAGAGGAAAGATTATTGTAACGGACAAAAATAATCCGGTGGAGGTGTATTCCGATGATAACATCCAAAAATAATATTAGAATATGCCTACAAAAAGCTACAACAGAAACTAGAGTTAACTTATGCCCTGATAAAAATGTAAACATTGATTTGGGGCATAGGATTACTCTTAAATATGTAGAACCAGACCACAGCAAACTGGATAATTTGGACTATGAAAATAGTGGTCATACAGGGTTTATGCCTGCAAAATTGTCACTATTGCCAAAAGTTCCAAGAGCAGTTCAAAATGGGCATTTATTATTAACTACATATGATAAAAACACTGATACAACACATAGTATAGAGTTAGATGATTTAAGAAAAAGAATTATCAAAACTAGTACAGTATTGTCTTCAGACGATCAAAAAGGTCAATACATATTTATAGAAATAAATAAGGAGGAAAACTAAAATATGGCTGTTAAAAAGTATAAAATTACTCAACTTCAAGAGGATGAGAGTTTATTAGAATTACACCCAGAATCAGATGCTGATATTATTAACGTTACAAAAGGTACTGGAGCATATCCAGGAACTGCTAGTAATGTTCAAGACGCATTAGAGGAAGTTTATGGTTTAGCTAAAGAAGGCGGTGTAACTGGTGTTAAGGGTAATGCTGAAAGCACTTACCGTACAGGACAAGTTAATTTAACACCTGAAAATATCGGTGCTCAAAAAGCATTTACAGACGGCGGTGCAACTATTGCGTCTGAGTCTAACGGCATTGTAACAATTAAGACTGGCGTTTCTCAGGATAAAGGTAAGATTGGAAATTCTACAGGTGCTGATATTACTTTAGGAGCCGCTGCAAAGAAAGGTGTTGCGACATCCATTTCATCTTCTTCAACTAATAATGATTTAGCAACTGCTAAAGCGGTAAATGATGCAATCGTTGCATTACCATCACCAATGGTATTTAAAGGCTCTTTAGGTACTGGTGGTACTATTACTGAATTGCCTACAGCTTCTGCTGCAAATGAGGGTTACACTTACAAGGTAATTACAAAAGGAACATATGCTGGTCAAGCTGCTGGAGTAGGTGATATGTTCATTTGTGGTAAGCCTGACGGTTCTTCATCATATTCTTGGATTTTAATTCCAGCAGGTGATGAACCAGAGGGTACTGTAACATCTGTTGGATTATCTATGCCTGCATGTTTTAGTGTAGAAAATACACCAATTACTTCAAGCGGTACATTAACAGTAAAATTTGCAGATGGATATTCTATTCCAACAACTGCTAAACAAACTGCATGGGATGGTAAGTATGCTAAACCATCTGGCGGCATTCCTAAGACAGATTTAGCATCTGCTGTACAGACTTCTTTAGGTAAGGCTGATACTGCTTATCAGAAAGCTTCAACAGGTATTCCTAAGACAGATTTAGCATCTGCTGTTCAGACTTCTTTAGGTAAGGCTGATAGTGCAGTTCAATCAATTAAAGCTACAGGTGATGCAACCGGCACAGCAACTGTATCTTCAGGTGCAGCGACCATTGCATTAACATTAAAGAATTCCGGTGTTACTGCAGGCACATATTCTGCTGTTACAGTTAATGCTAAGGGTATTGTTACTGGCGGAGGTCAATTTGTTGAAGTTGGCTCTACAGGACAAACCGCACCAAGTGCTTCATTAGCAGTAGGCGGTTTATTCTTTAAAGAAATTTAAATTTAAGGAGGTTTATAATTTATGAGTTATAGACCAAAAGTGAAAAGTGATAGCACTGGCACCATAACTGATTTGGCATTAGATGCTGAAACAGTTAAAGGTGTCGATGTTGTCGCACAACTTCAAAATAAATCTAATGTGGGGCATACTCACGATAATAGATATGTGCGTTTTGATACTTGGCAACAAAATTTAACAGAGGAACAAAAAGCTAATGCCAGAATTAATATAGGCGCTGCATCTTGGGATTTCAGTTATAATGATTTACAAGATCTTCCTATAGGAAGTATCAAGGAAATACCCTACACAATTACTTCTACTTCAGATACCTCTGAAGAACGAACGGTACTTGTAGCTACTTTAATAGAAAAAAATGAAGCTGTCATTTGGTATTTTCCAGCATTTACTAGAAGAACTCCTTCTGGCCCATATATAAGTGGTACTTATAAACTTTATGCAGGTAAAATTGGTGGACAATATTCTGGTGAAATATGTACTCTTTATGGCGGAGAGTTCATGATATTAGATAGGAAAAATTATGGCGTAGCTATATATAATAGCAAAGGTTTAATATATGCAGGTAAAATTGGTGATATTACATCTTTTGTAGATAGGATGTATATTCCCGCTATTAATGAATCTGACCGAGAGTCAAACTTGAATGTAGGTAGTGTGATAAAACCTGTTTATTTAATGCGAGCTTCTTATACAGATGACCATGATTATTATTATAAGCCTTGCTCACTTTATGCTGGAGGTACTGCAGTAACTCTTAATGGAACTAGCAAGGCTGCTGCTACAGCAAGTTTATATGCCCCTACAAGCTATGGATCATCTGGCCAATTTCTTAAAGCGAATGGAGAGAATAATGCACCAACTTGGGCTAACTTAGCAACAGTTGCAACTAGCGGCTCATATAATGACTTAACTGGTGTTCCAATACCTGGAGACTCAGGTGAAATTAAAACAAAATATAGGTGTGCTTTTAAGGGATATACTGGAAGTGGTAGTCCAATATGGTATTACAAATTAGTTAAATTACCTATAGATAATTCTGGAAATTATGCTAGTGCAATTATTAACGGTAGAATAGGTGGATGGGTATCTGGGAATATGTCATCCATATATTGTCTTATATGGAATAGAGATGGAATAGGGTTTGCTTTATTAGACCTTGGGGGAACTGGAACAATGTCATCAATTTTTGATACAGCGGACCTTGTTGCATATAAAAATTCCGACAATACTGCAGACATATATATTAAATGCAAAGGTTATTTCACATTTGATTTAGATGTGGAAGTTTATCAATCAAGTGCTTCTATCACTTATGATGGCACTCATATTACAACAACTCCTAGTGGAACTGAAAGTGAAAAAGCATCCACCTCTACATCTAGGCTTCAGTTAGAAAAAGGTGTTCTTAAGGTTAATGGGGAGGATGTAATTACCTCAAGTAAATCAGCAGTTGATAGTGGAACAGACTTATCATTAGTAACAACTGGAGAGAAGTATATTTGGAATAACAAGCAAGATAAAATTTCTTCTTTAGGCTCTACAACAAAACCAGTATATTTTAGTAGTAATGGTGTTGCAAGTGAGTGTTCAACTTATGCAGGAGGTACTGCAGTAACACTTAATGGAACTAGCAAGTCTGCATCTACAGCAAGTTTCTATGCTCCAACTTCCGTTGGAACAAATGGTCAATTATTATCCTCCAATGGTTCTTCATTGGTTTGGACTAATGATAATAGAAGTTTGCTACATCACGACTTGGGAGTAATCATAGATAATACTACAACAGATAACGGTTGGAGTATGTTTAATTCTACTTATGATGGATTTTTATTAAAATCTGTTAGATTTAATGCTAATTCTCCTTCTTGGGGTGTTGGAGATTTTGGTTCTGGTATCGTTTTTGGAGGAGGAGATACTAAAGGAGTAGTTAGTGTCGCTTATAGAACTCCTGATATAAAAATTGCTGGAGGTAATGGTAGTAAACCGGTATGGTGGATTGGATTAACTGGAACTTCAGGGGTCACTTATGACTTAGACAAATTAAAGGCTAAACCAAGTAGAGTTACTGGACACTGGACAGTTAGTACAACTAATCCTAAACCAATGGTAGATATTATTGTAGATCACCCTGACATTAAGATATATTATAGAACCTATACATCTAGCATGAGAAAAGCCGATATATCGAGTGTTTTATTTCATGCTTCGCGTAATGGAATACAAGATATTTATACATTATCATTGAAATATCTGGATGCAAGCGGTAGTTTAGCTACTATTGGCTCAGGAACTATATATTATGAGTATTTCGAATAAAATTTAATAGAAAAGGCAAGGTAGAGAGAAAGATATGGATAGTAACACATTTATGGGGTTATTGATATTTGCCTTAATCGCATTAGTTGGTTTTGCAGCAACAATTACGGGGCTGATTATTAAACCAATTCTAAATCTAAATAAAAACATAACAAAACTTGACTTGTCTATTAGTAACCTTAATAAGACAGCAAATATTATGGAAGATAGATTAGACAAGCAACAGGAAGATATCGAAAATATTAATAAAGATTTAAGAACCTACGAAGGTAGAATTTCAAGAATGGAGGCTTCACATCAGCATGAGTAAATTAGAATTAATTGAAACTATAGCTTTAGCAGCTGTTGCGTTCGTTATTGTTGTGTATTATTTAATACTTGCTATTAAGAATGGCTGGATTAAAAAATTAACACAAACAGTATATGAAGCAATCAAATATGCCGAAGAAAACCTTAAAGGTAATGAAAAGAAAGCATATGTTATGCGACGAGTTGAGGCTAAATGTTCAGAACTTGGTATACCATATACATTAATCTATAACATAGTGAGCAAGCTTATCGACAAGGTAATAGCTCACCATAATGTTATCGATCATAAGTAATGAATACTTATAATAATTATCCGTACGGGCCTGGTTATACGGGCCCTATGTACGGTGCTAACAATGGATAATCGTAAAGATTACATTGCCTTTTATTTTTTCATCGCGCATCAAGAACAACTCCTTATATGAAAAAGAAAACAACATTAAATAGGAGGAAGAAATATGTATTGGTATAATAAAGATAATAAGTGTTGTGTAGTAACAGAAGAAGGCAAGGAAATATTAATGACTAAAGAGGAATTAGAAAGATACCAACAGACAGTAGATGTATGTATTGTTCAAAGAATGACAGATGAAGAAATTGCTGATTGGTTGGAAGGCTGTTTCTTATATTAGGCTAGTTAATACAACTAGCTTTCTTTTTTCCTCGCAGTAAGAACAGTTTCTTATATGGAATAGGAGGAAAAATATATGAAAAAATTTTTAACTAAATTATGGATCGGAGTAAAGTGTGTAATAAGTATTATCTTATCAATATTAATAATGGATTTATTACTACCTGTTGTTGGAGCTATTGTATGGCTTGTAATTCTACCAGTAAAATTAGTATTGTTAGCAATTAGGAAAGCAGATAAAATTACTATGACAGCAGATAAAGTAGAAGATTGGCTTAATACTGCAAGAAAGTATTGGAATACACACTACACATTAATCTATCTAATTATATGGTTAAGATATTGTTTCGCTATGAAATTTGGTTCCGTATTATAATGGTCACAACGACCATTATTTTTATTTTTTTTACCGCGCATTAAAAACAACTCCTTATATGAAAAAGAAAACGATATTACATAGGAGGAAAAGAAATATGTCAAAGTGGATTGAAACAGCAAGAAAGATTTATCAAACAACTATGAAAGGAACTAAAGATGCAAGAAGTTTCATCATGGCATTGGAAGATAAATGTGATGAAAAAGGATATTCATTTGAAGAAACAAAAGAAGTAGTACGTTATGTTACAGAATAAGGACTAATTGCAAAGTCCTTTTCTTTTTATATTTTAAGGAGGTGGCCAAATGTTTTTGATAGAGATACTTTACGCATGTTTTGAATTCTTATTCACGATTCTTAAATTCTTTTTCTGGTTATTTATGATTGTATTTTGTTGGCCTTTACTATTGATATTTGACTTTTTTGATGACTAATACGCATTTTAAACATACTATTTAACGAAGGAGGTATTAAGTATGAATGCTTATAAGATGCATGAAGTAAGGATGTGGTTAATACAGGTTATTATACCAGCGACTATGGTTACTGGTTATGTATTATTCTGTACTGATATTCCTGAAAAGCTTAAGGAAAAACGAGAGCAAAGAAAACTTAATAAACAAAATAAGAAAGCTAGCAAATAATGCTGGCTCTTTTATTTTTCCTCGCAGCAAGAACATATTATATTATGAAAGAGAGGTAAACAATTATGACAAAATTTGAAGAATGCATGTTATTAGTTGAAATTATAAATGTCGAACTAGACGTTACTAGTAAACGAGGAAAAGTAATGCAGTTTATTAATGATAATCAAGAAGAATATTGGCTACATATAGATACAATAAGAGAGATGTTGGACGATCTATATAGTACCATTATTGACGAAATTAATTTAGTAAATTGCGCTAAAGAAAACAATATAGTTACTAGTAAAATGAATTATGAAGATATTTTTAAAGAAGTAAAAAATGACATGGATTTTATAACAAAAGTAAAAGAATTGTTTGACATTGAATAGGGATATTTACAATCCCTTTTCTTTTTTCTCGCACCAAGAACAACTAACGTTATAGGAGGAAATTAATTATGAAAGAAACTAAAGAAATTAAAGAATTATTAGAAACGAGTTTATGCGACTGGAATGGATATGTATTCAAATTAAATATCGATGAAAATATTGAGGATATTATAGGCATAGTCAAATATAATTCTTACGGTGACAAATTTATTATTGTTATCACAAATAATGGCGCTTTTGAATATGGTTGCTATAAAGATAGACCAGGCTTATGGTCCTATGATTTTATAAGACCACAAACAGATGATGTATGTGGAAAAAGTAAAGTTAATTGGGGCTATATTGATGCGGATGAATTTGAAGTAACTGTAACAAGAAAAGGTACTATTAGACGATGGGAAGATGGTAATGTAAGATGTCGAGAAGTAAGCCGTGATGAATGGGGTGTGCCTATTTATAGGTTATCATTAAAACAATTTGGATATAAAGAGTCTTAAACATAGACTCTTCTTTTTTCTCGCAGCAAGAACATATGTTTATATGGAGGTATAAAAACATGAACAATTATACAAATTATTATGAGCGACCAAATTGGATAAAGAAGGAGTGTACTAGCAAAATGTTTGATAAGTTTGAAGAATTACTTTCAAATGGTGATTACACTATTGATTTCCATTGGAGTGAACATCATGGTAGATATTTTTATAGTTATTATTTAATACCAAAAGGACAAGATTTAAGTTATTATGGTCACCCAGAGGGTACTATAAGACTAGCTAATCATTGGAGTTGGTATACTAGCTACAAAAATTGTACAGATTTAAACAGAGTTCAATGTGAATTAAAAGGCATAAAACCGAGATTGAGATTCGAGGACAAACCTACAGGTGCAACTACACCAAAGTATTTAACCACTATCGCTATAGTAAAAAATGGAGTTTATATTCCACTAAAATATTAGACCGTTTACAATCGGTCTTTTATTTTTCTTCGCAGCAAGAACATATATTTAAATGGAGGTGGTATATATGAAGTTTCGTATTATAAATTATGCTTGGGAGGCAGTTATGCGTGACAATGAAGGTTATTGGAACGACCAATATAATGAAGATAAGAGACTCTATGATGCATTGCTGAAATATAATTATGAAATTAAGAATATTTCTGATTATGAAGCAAATACATATATTAGCGTTGACTCATTAGAAGATTTAGTGAAGCTCCAAAAAGAACTTCCTTGTGACTTGATAATTCGTGAAGCAGACAAAGAAGGAATTACTATACTTCAATTATACGATGGATATATTGAGTAGCAACAGCTACTCTTTATTTTTTTGCGCATAAAATACAGTTGTTTAAATGGAGGTATACGCATATGATAAAAATTATAAGACCAAAAAACAAGTACATGATTGAAGTAACAAGAGGTAAAGGAAAAGGTATCGATGAAGATGGTCATAGGCTCTCTGTAAGATATTATCAAACGTACAAAACCGAGGCAATGTATGATGCCTATTGGGCATTTATATTTTCGAATGCTGTTCGTGTAAGGATAAGATCTGCAAGAGATAGACACCATAAGATATATCGAGAATTCAATTCTGTTGCTGATTGGAAAAAAGAATGGCTTGCTTTATATGGTGAACATGCAAATTATATGGTATGGTATGACAGACACTAAGGCTTAAACAAAGCCTTTTTGTTTTTCCTCGCATAAAAAACAATGCTTTATATGAAAGGAGGTATAAAAAGATGAAAATTAGTAATTGTAATGATTTTTTAAAGGAGCATAAAGCTCACATAACGAGTGGTAGATATCATCATAATAAGGACACAAATCTTACCATAAGCGAGAGTAATGTAACAAGTTTTGAAGGTGAACCTATTACAAAAGAAAACTATGTAAAGGTTAAGAGCTTAATACTTGATAATTTCTGGCCAAATGAAAAAGATTATGATGTTATGGTGTTAGCCTGCCTATCGGATAAGGGTGACTGTTATTTAAAAATCGTTGAAGTATATTTTGAAGATACTGAAAATTAGAGCCAATTAAACAATGGCTCTTCTTTTTTCGCATATTAAACAATGCTTTATATGAAAGGAGGAAAGAATTATGGAAGCTAAAAGTGAAGAGCATGAGGATGATATTCAAGTAGCACCTGGATTGTGGTTTATTGACGGAAAGTATTACGATAGTAATATGAACGAATATGTATCACCTGAAGAGTACTACGAACAAATCGAAGACTTATAAGAGCTAGTTACAACTAGCTTTCTTTTTTTTCTCGCATTAAGAACAGTTACATCTATAGGAGGATAATGAAATGAAAGATGAAATTAAAGAATTAAGTAATGAAGAATTTGAGGAGAATTTTATTGAAGTTTTTAATTCAATGATGGATTATCAAAAGGAAATAGCAAAAGTTGGTATGGACATTGCTAATTATGGCGTTGACAGATTTTTAGAATTGATAAGCAATTATGCAAAAAATCTTGAACTGCTAGAAAAGTATGTTGAAGAAGGAAACAAAAGAAATGCTTTTGACAATGACGATCCTGAAAATTTATCGTATGAGGATTTAAAACAAATAGTAACTCAACAAAAAGAAACAATAAATTTCGCTAAAAAACAATTATCACAAAACTAAAGAATAAGGCTTAAACAAAGCCTTATTGTTTTTCCCTCGCATCAAGAACAGTTTCTTATATGGAAATCGATAAGATTATAAAGGGGTGCTTAAGGCATAATCGCATGGGTAAAACTATGAGTCTGTGGGTTCGAATCCCACATCGATTTTTATTTTTTTTCATCACGCATTAAAAACATTTGCATATATGGAAAACAGAAGGAGGTAAAATATATGAAGTACAATTATACTATAGGTATTGGTGCGACTATTGGCACTGCTTTAGTAGTAGGCATTATTGCTAAAAGTATTGTTAGATCTTGTGAAAGCAAAAACGAGGCTAAAGTACAGATAGCTAAGGCTGAGGCTGAGAAGGCTAAATACGAGCAACAAAACAAAAAGTAAATTACGAATTAATTAGAAGTGGTTTTTAAACGATAGGGTGTAATGCAAGCACCCTTGAGTTTTATATTTTTTTCTCGCATCAAAAACATTTACATATATGGAGGTATGGAAAGATGAAAATAAAATACAATAATTATAAATTAAAAGATGAAGCATTTCCAGAATTATTACCAGAAAGTAGAGTTAAATTGAATAATGATATTTCAGAAGCGTGCAAAATAAATGTCGCTTGTGGTTATGTACAAGGGGTTGGAAACACACTTATTGGAATAGGATTAGCTACTATTGCAGTAGGAACTGGAGTAACAATCGGTAAGTTAATTATTGCTAAAAAGAAATCTAAACAACCAAAGAAGAAGGACTAGTTAAACAACTAGTCTTGTCTTTTTCGCATCAAAAACAATTACCTAAATGGAGGTATGTAAGATGAAAAATAATACAAAAGATGCGGTTGCATCAGGATTTATTGGCTTAGCATTTACGCTTGTCGGAGCTTTTGGATCAGTCTTCGCGAGTTATGCAGCTCAGAAGATGATACAGAATGCAGAAGAGAAGAAAGTAAAGAAAGGTCAAGAACAGAATGGTGACAGCTTGCCAGATGTACTTATTAACGGCTAAATACTTTAAATGATAGGGTGTAATGCAAACACCCTTGAGTTTTATATTTTTACAAACACAAAAAAGGAAGGAAAACACAAATGAAGGAAACACAAATGAAGAGATCAGAAATAGTAGTAACTGTTGCTCCAGGAATTCAGAAGCATCAGTACACAAAAAAAGATGGTACAAATAAGGCATATTATCTAGTACGCTATAACAACGGAACAAAACGATGCTGGAAATCTTTTGATAATATGGAAGATGCTATAAAATTTAGAGAAGAAAACAATGTTCATGTTGTTAGGGAAAATTCAAATGATATTCCTAAAGATAAAAGAATTAGTGTTAGAACGATCGAACGTTGTATTTCAGAGCGCAAATATATTAAGAGTGATGGTAGCGAGTCAATAATATATTGTGTTACATCTGGTATAAAGATTAATGGTGAAAGAACTAAACATCAAACTTTTAGTTCACTAGAAGATGCACGAGCATATCGTTCTCTAATTGATAATCAAAGGAAGATTAGAAATTTTGAAAAAGTTGAGTCTATTACTACAGGAAATGAGTATCCTGAAAATATTTGTAGGGATTTAAAAATTACTATTGATAATTATCCTGAGTTATATGATGAGATTGTTGAATCCTTTGATAAAAGATTTAATGAATTAAATATCTATACAGATAGAGAAATGATGATATTTAATCTTCGTTATAAAAATTATTATACACTTGACCAAATTGCAAATGAAATTGGTGTAACTAAAGAGCGTATCAGACAGATATTAGCCAAAGCCGTTCGTAAACTTATGAAGCCAAATATATTTAATCATTTAATCGAGTGCGAAACAAAGCTTGAAATGTTAAATGCAGAAGAAACTTCAAGAATTCGTGCAGAACTTAAAAAGGAAATGTCTATAGAAGTTGCTATGGATATTGTTGCAGAAAAGTTTGGTTTTGAGTCTAAAGAAGCACTTGAAGAATGCTTAAATAATAGTTATCATTTTGGCAACAATGTATTAGATATGACAATTGATGAATTGAATTTAACAGTTCGTTCTTACAACTGCTTAAAGAGAAGAAGAGTCAATACTGTTGGGGAATTAGTTGATTATACACTTGAAGACTTAATGGGATTCAGGAACATGGGTCGCAAGTCTATAAGAGAAGTCGTTGAAAAAATTCATAATTTAGGTTTGACATTTAAAGATGAGGTTTATCAACCTAAAAAAGAAGATGAAGAAGAAGACAAATATGCAAATTTTAATCGTTCTAATGATCATCCTTTAGTACTAGTTGACAAGGATGAAGGAATTATAACATTAACAGAGGAATAGGAAGAAATCATAGGTATGAAGGAAAACAAAATTGTTATTAAATTAAAAGAATTACATGTAAAAATTGTAGATCTTATTGAAGCACTGCCATTTTCAAGAGCAACTTTTTATGTATATATTGACTATTATGAAAATGAGTATGATCATGAAAAAATACCAAATGATATACTTAAATTTTTTAATACTATAATGAGTTCAGCGCATACAAAGAAAGATGTATATGATTCCGCATATGAGATTTTTAAATATTCGGAAACGCAGTATGAAGAGCCTATTAAGCGTTCTGTTCATGCAAAGAGATTGTATAATATCTCCACAGATGAACTTATGGGAGAATTAAAACGCAGGTTACTATGTGAATATAGTACAAATGACCTTTTAAAAGAAATTAAAAGGAGAACGGCGCAATGAAACTTGAGTATAATAAATACAGACTAAGTAATGAAAGGATGCAAAATAGTTTATATTTAACAACTTTTATGGTTGGAGTCACAATGGATTTCTTCACTAAAGAATTAGGTATTACAAGACAGTATATGAGTGCCTTATGTAATCATCATCGCCAAATGACTACTGTGATGAGACTAGCTATAGAAGCGATAATAATGAAGCATTTTCCAGAATATTATTTTGGTTTTTTATGTAATGAAAAATACTCTGACAATGTAATGATGTTCGCAAATGATTATATTAAAGAGCGTAGAAGGTACAAAGATTCTCGCAAGGAAAAATTTAATATGGTATTAGAAATTCTAAACGAGGGAAAGGAGTAATATGTTTAAGAATTTTTTTAAAAACACTAAGGAAAAAGCAGAGAAGGCTATTGATGAGACCAAAGAAAAAGTTGGTAAATTAGCTGACTCTGCTGATAAATTTATATCTGATGGTAATAATCAGATGAAAACCATTACAATTGTAATGTGTATTATAGGTGTTACATTTACTTTATCGAATATTGTTACTATTGCAACAAATATTCATAATGCTAAAATGCTAAAAACACCTAAAATTGTTAATAATATTTATGTAAATAAAATACCGGAGGCAAATAGATGATTGATATTGAAAAGCTTAATATAGTTTATGATAAAACTATTGAAGAATGGTATGAGAAGTATGGAAACAAATCATTATGGAGTTTTTCTTTAAAAGACGTTCTTACTGGAGCAGTTAAACTAGATGAGAATATGTGCTATTGGGCAATAGATGGTAGATTTTACGAAACTCTTGAGCCAAAGAAAAAAGTTCCTGCTAAGAGACCACCTATGAAGAATGTGCATACTGCTATACCAGTTAATGACCCAGAAATGTTTGAGGAGATTAGGAAGGCAGAGTTAGCCAGTGCAATGAATATTTTGCATGATAATGGCTATGTTGCAGTAACTATGGATGAATGGCAAGCATTTGTTAACTCTACAAAGCCAAAACCTTGTGTAAAGGAAGCGCATTTATATGTATTGTATAAAGGCGAATTAAGTGGATATATTGCTAGAGTTTGCAATGATAGTCCATCTGTTACATCTTTAGTAAAGGTTCAGAGTCAACTTGCTGAGGATGGATATTGGGTTAGTAAAGTTTGCAGCAGTTCTACAGACAATGAGATATTCATGATATGCTATAAGGAAGGCGATTAACAATGTCATGAAAAAAAGACATGTTTATAAAACAATAGAATTATGGGAAGGCTCTTCGGAACACTGGAGAGCCTTAAATAATCTTATCGAAGACGTTTTATCACATTATGATGAAATCGCTAATAAACAAGATGGTTTATATTTACATTATGATTTCTTTAAAACTCTAACCGAAAAAGAAAGAAAACAATTATATTTGATAGGCGAGCAATGGTTAATTACTGTACATATTATAGGATTTAATGGTATAATAGAAGGACCAGACTTCGCTTGTACTTTAAATGAGAAAGGAATGTTAGATCGATGATTATAGATTATACTGATATTATTGAAACAGCTAAGAATCGTATTAAAGCTGAATTAGAGGCTAAGAAGTATCAAGGTCGTTGGGCTATTCAATTTAGTTTTGATACTATGATTACTAAAGTTCCACCTAGATATTTGGAAGAACTTTACTGGTATGCTGCTAAGTTGGGTTGCACTGTAACGTGCTTAATTAAGGAACAATCGTATACTCTTAATAGCAAGGGTATTTGGATTGAATAAAAATTATATTTGGAGGAAAAGAATGCAAGACGATGCTTTCTGGGCATTAACTGATGCCTATGAGTCTGGAAAGATTACTTCAGACGATGTTTTAAATGATATTTGCAGGAGTACTAAAAGCTATGAGGTTGCTACTGCAGACTTTGTTATGGTTGTGCAAAGACCAATGACAAAAGAAGAAAAAGAAAAGATCAAGGAGAAAATTTATGCAAAGAACTCTAAAAGAGGTGCACAATCTTCTAAAGCAAAAAGTGGAAAACGCTAGAATTGATTTAGAAAAGAGTCAACTTAGTAATCTTGTATTTCCTTGTACAGAAAAGATATTTAGATTACAAGGTGAAATTGAAGCTTATGAAGACGCTATTACACTAATCGAAACTTCACATTTATTGGAGTTGGAGGAAGAAAATGAAGAATCTAAAAAAGATAGTAATTAGTACTTTAGGACTTGCTTGCGCAGGAGCTACTGGATATTTGATCGGGAGCAGAAAAAAGAATAAAGAAATAACTTATGCTGGTACACTATGGGTCGACGATAGCGAACCTCATAAAACTCCTGACATGTATTTAGAACTAGATAAAGATGTAGAAGAAGTTACAAAAGCTAAAGTAGTTCATTTAAAAGTTGTAAAACGATGATATTTAGACCTCGCAAAAAATACAAGTGTTTATATGAACAGCTTATATTATGAAAAATATTAAGGAGGAAAACATATGGACACAAGTAAGCTAGAAAAAGAGTTGGAAACAGAAGTTGATAACTTTGTAGGAATTAGTGATGACACTAGTGATGAGTACAAAGCGGCATTAAACACTGTGCAAAGACTTAACCAAGTAGTAATAAGTCAAGAAGACTTAAATTTGAAGAAGATTAAGGTATTATCGGACGATAAGTTTAGGGACGAGCAACTTAAGTTTGAAAAAAAGAAGCATAAGGACGATCTTGACGAGAAACAGAAAGATAGAGATCTTGATGAAACTCGTGAAAGAAATAGACATCAAGAAAAGATGGAAGAGCTTAAAATTAACAGACTTAAAACTGAAAACGAAGCTAAAGTTCTCGATGAACAGAAGAAGAAATCTTCTCGTGAATTTAAGGTGACACTTGTAAAAGAAGGATTACTATTCTTAGGTAAGGTTGCAGCAGTAGGAGGAATTCTTGCCGTTAACATGTTAGCTCATGCTAATGAATTGCATTTCGAAAGAGTTGAAAATGGAATTGTTCCATCTCGTTGTAAAGGTTACGATGCCACTATGAATAAGATGGCTGAGGTATTTATTAAGTAAATAAGTGATCAAGATAAAGGGTAGAAAAAGCATCTACCCTTCGTCTTTGCAAAAAGGAGAATTATGAAAAGCCAAAAAACTATAGACGACCTTGTCGCTCATGTGTATAAAGTATACAAGGAACCGGTCCTTTGGTGGTCTAAAGCCCACTATGAAAAAAGATGTATCCAAATATACGCAGCTGAAGTCGTTCTACAAAGGTGCTATGATAATCCTTTAGCAGATCCTGAAGATGTTATTGATGGATATTTAATGGAAGTATGGAATATGCTACGAGAGGAGAAAGAAAATGCTGACATAATAAAAATGCTTAGGATTATTGAAGATACATTAGAAAGTTTATTAAGATATTTACATTAAAAGGAGAAACATAAGGAAACAATGGACATTAAAACACAAAGATATTTAAGTTTAGGTCTTGCAGCATTAAATGTAGCAGGAACTATTAGTATGTTTGTGTCCTTGACTAAAGAAGCACCAAAAGCTCAAGCTCAATTGAACTCGCTTCCTAAGGACGCAAAGAAGTCTACTAAAGCTAAAACTTTTATAAAAAACTATAAGGTATCCTTGATATTTGCTGGCGCTACTATTGCGAGTGGCGTTGCTTCAAAAGTATTAAGCGCAAAAACTGAAGCTAGTTTAATAGCTACGGTTGGTATGCTAGATGCTAGTTTACATAAGTATAAAGGTAAAATTAAGGAAACTTTAGGCATTGAAGCGGATAAAGATATTGTTCGTGAATTCATTAAAGATAATTATGATAAGTCTAATGATGAACCGGAACCTGGTGAGCAATTATTCAAATGTGAATTAATCGGATATTTTTATGCAAAACCAGAGAATGTATGGAAAGCTATGACTAGAATTAATGAAGATATTTCTGGTGAAATAGACTATTGCTCCAGTGGTATGGATTGCCCAGCAAACTATACTCTTGCCGAGTTCATAAGTTTAAGTAAAGCAAGACCATTGAGTCATGTTCTGGATGAAACTAAATTAGAGTTTGGATGGAGCTATGAATACTTATCTGAATGCCACAATACTGTAAAAATCCATTGGGAAATGGATGAGAAACCAGATGATGATGGTGCTAGATTGATTTCTTTCAGTGAAGAACCAGTATGGCTTCCGGATTCATGGAGCATGCATAAAACTGGTCAGATATCTGATGAAGATTATTTTAGAGGATCTGATCCAAAGTTGGTTAACCCAAATGACAGTTTATATTCAGTAAATAAATAAAAAAAAAGGAGAAACAAAATGAATAAAAAATTTAAAATTATTTTTGATGTAACTTTAGCAACTATTGTTGTAGGTGGAACTATTTACTTATGTAGTAAGTATATTCCAAAGATGGCTAACGCTATTGATACTGCTCATAAAAAAGCAGTTGCTAAAAAGGAATTAGAGGAACAGCTTCTTAAAGAGCGCATTAATGCATTTGCTGCAAAGAAATTAGATTTCAAGACTTCTCATAATGATAGTGATATTGCAAAAGCAACATTATCTAATAAGAATATTGATACTAAAGAGGACAGAGCATATCTGTATGGTAAGATGATGAATTACAGAGATAAGATATTAGATCTTAGTTACCGTGATGAAGAAACATTTAACCAAATGGTAGATGAATTAGATGGTATTCTAAATTCTGCCAAAAAGTTAGATAAGGAATCTTTAGATGCTATGCTATTTGCAATGCATGCAGAAGATGAAAGAGCAGCTGCTAAAGCTGCAGCAAAAGCTGCTGAAGAAGCTGAGGCTTTGAAGCATAAGCGTGAACTCGAAATTATAGAGGAGAAAAAGAACAAAGAACTTGCTGTGTATAAGGCAAAGTTGGAAGCTGAACAGGCAAAATTCAAAACCGTTTGCGAAACGATGAAGGATGCTGAAAAGAAAGTTCAAGCTAACGTTAATGTTAAGACTGATTTAGAGGTTTAATATGAGTAAACTAACAAATTTTATAAATAAGAATGATACTAATTTGGTTATTGGCATGGGCATTGCCAGTGGATTTATATTTGGTAGTGCCCTTTGGTACAAAACAGGACAGAAAGTCCAGAACATCTTAAATAATAAAAAAGAGATGTTACAGAGAGAGTTAACTCTCAAAGAAAAAGTGAAGTATACTTGGAAAGTATTTATATTTCCAACTGTCAATACTGTTGCCTCCGCTGCAGCTATAGCCTATGCGACTAAGGTTAATAATAAACGTTTAGCCGCATTAGGTGCTGCATACAATTTAACCGAAATTGCTTTCCAGAATTATATGGATAAAACTAAAGAAATAATCGGTAAAAATAAAGAGGAAGAGATTAAACAATCTATTGCAGAGGAATCTTCTAAAAAAGAAGATAAAAATATTGTTCAAATATTAGCTACAGGTAAAGAGGATATTCTAGTGCATGAGCCACTTACCGATAGATATTTTATGTCGAATTGGGATAAGATTAAGCAAGCTGCGTTAGATTTAAATTTAGATGCTGCTAATAGTTTTGACGGTAAAATTTCGTTGACTCAATGGTTTTATAAGTTGGGTCTTGAAAAAACGGATATTTCAGATGATTTAGTATGGAATATTCAGAAACATGGCAAATATGGTACTATAGATGTAGAACCTGTTGCCCATTTAAATTCAAATAATGAGCCTTGTATAGAGATTCATTATAATGTGCGTCCAGAGTATGACGATTGATATTCTTAGCACGCACTAAAAACAATTTACTTAATGGCAAATTAATTAAAAGGAGGAATAAAAGTATGCCAAACGATGAAGTAATTGATGTAAGACCTGAAGAAGGAGTTAATGTTAATGCGGAGAATGGAGTAGATATGTCTACACCTGAAACTCCAGTAGTAACACCAAAGACTGGAAATGTTAAGAAGGGATTATTAATCGGTGGATTAGTATTAACTGGTTTAGCAGCAGGCTATGGTATCTATGTAGGAGTTAAGTGGGCTAGAAAGAAGATCGCTTCTAAGAAGTCCGCAAAGGCAGAAGCCGATACTCAGGCTGAAGCAACTACTGAGGCAAAGTAAAACTCAGTAATTTATTGCTAAAAAGGTTGAAGGGCTCGCTAAGAGTTCTTCTTCCTTTATTTTTTTAAAAGGAGAAATAGAATGGAAAAGAAAAATGAACCAGTTAAGTTAACTGGCAAGGTTAATGTCAATAAAGAGGGTGAAGGTAAGAAATTTCTTAAGTTATTTTTCACCGGAAGTTTCAAAGAAGCATTAAAATATGCTTTTAATAATGTTTTTGTTCCTTATACAAAGGATGCTATTTGTCGTACAAGTACAAATGTTGTTAATTATTGGGTAAATGGCGATAGGCCATCTATGGAAAATCGAGCAGGAGCTAATAGAGTAAGCTATTGGAGAGATGGTGGTGTAAGAAATACTTATCAAGCTACATCTCCAGCACCAGCTCCAAAGCCAAATAATATATATTCTATAGGGGATTTAAGTTTCGAGGATCGTGGAGATGCTGAAGCAGTATTAATGCGATTGAAAGAATGCATAGATGTATATCATGTAGCAACAGTTGCAGATTTATATGATTTAGCAGGTGTTAAATATTCGTATACCGACCATAATTATGGTTGGACCGATTTATCGAGTGCAAAAGTAGTAAGGAATTTTGATGGGACATATTCTCTAGATTTACCTAGAGCTATGCCTATAAAGTAAAGGAGAAAGAAAATGGATATTAATAAATTAATTAAAAAGGGTCAGTTCAAATTTGAACAAAATAAAGGATTGATATTTACAATCCTAGCAGGTACTTTCGAGATTGCTGCAATTATTGCAATGGCTAAGCAAGCTCCTAAGGCAGAAAAGATTTTAATCCCAGTCAATAAAAAGATTGATGAATTAAAGAATGATATTAAGGATACAGAAAAGATTGCTAACAATCTTGTGAATGTTGAAGAGACTAAGAAAGAAATTAGAAAAACTCAAGCTCAAACATTTGTAAAGTTAGCTAAGACATATGCATTACCTGTTATATTTACAGGAATTTCTTTAGCATTTATGGGCGGTTCTTATAAGGTTATGAGAGATAAGGAGATTGCATTAGGCGCAGCTTATGTGGCTCTTGATAATGCTTATAAGGCATATAGAAATAGAGTTAAAGAAGAAGTCGGAGAAGAAACTGAAAACAAGTTATTCAGAGATATTCGTGATAAAAAGGTAACTCGCCAAGTAGAAGATCCAGTAACTGGCGAAATCAAAGAAGTTGAAGACATGGTTAAAGAAGCAGGTGGAACTGGAGCATACGACTTTATATTTGATGCTGCTTCACTTTTATTTAGTAGAAACGGTAGAGTTAATTATGAAACTTTATCTAATAAGGAAAGAGAATTAACTCAAATTCTTCGTAGCCAGGGCTATATTTATGGTGATACTATAATTGAAATTCTTGGTATTCCTAAGTTTACATTAAGTAAGGATTTATTAAAAGCACTAAGAGTTATCGGAATCATAGATGGTGTTGATGAATATGGTAGACCTAAGAAAGTATTATTAGGAATTAATGATTATGATGGCCATCCAAATGAAATTGGTCAAGAATTATTTGAAGGTGCTGAAAATACTGTATGGTTATCTCCTAACTTTGATGGTGTTATCGTCAACGAATATGTAAATCATATTAGAGATTAGTTAGGAGGAACACGATGAAGAGTGTAATAATTGGTTTGGTATCACTTTTAGCAGGTGGAGGAATTGGATATTTTGTAGGCAATAAAATCGCTACAAAAAAATACAAGGATTTAGCTGACAAGGAAGTTGAATCTGTTAAAAAGTCTTTATCTGAGTATTACGAGGAAAAGATTAATGGAACTTCTAAAGTAAAAAAGGCACCGTCTGATAAAAAAGATGACAAACCTCAAAGAAAAAATAATTTAATGGATAAAGATTCCATAAATTATGAGAAGCTAAAGGAAGAAAAAGTTAATTACGTTAAGTATGCGCAAGCCTATAGCTCTGATTCTGAAGTAAAGGAGGGCAAGCCGGAAGTATTGGCTGAAAAAATAGGAATGCCTTATGTTATTTCGGATGTTGAATATTCTGAAGGAGAGTACAACACTGAAACATTGCATTATTATAAAGATGGTGTGTTATGTGATGATGATTTTAATGTCATTAAGGATGTTAATGGCACTGTCGGAAGTGAGGCATTAAACTCTTTTGGCATTTATGAAGGCGACGCTGTATATGTTAGAAATGATCAACATAAAATTGATTATGAAATACTATTAGAAGATGATGCATATAATAGAGTTGCACCAAGGGAGAATGTTGGCGTATTTCCTGGCGATGACGATGAATAATGATTACCATTGAAGATCAGTATTTTAGTTGGATGCTAGAAAAGATATTTGAAAAAGATACTCAAGAAATAGATAGACGGTTAGCTGTACTTAGAGAATTGAATACAGTGATATTTGAATTCGATATTAATACAGATGAAAATCGTCAAAAGGATGCTCAAGACTTGAGATACCTATTCGGTGATGAATGTGGATATTCTGAAGCTGAAGTTTGTAGAACATTGGATATGCAGGCTCCTACATTACTTGAAGTAATCGTAGCCCTGCTTGTCAGAGTTCAAGAAAGTGTGTTGTATGATTTAGATGTAACAATTACTAATAAAGATATTTTCTTAGACATATTAAAAAGTCTTAATATTGACCATATCATAGGTTCATATAATTTATCTGGGGATCAAGCAACAGATTTCTATAATTCTATTGGTATTCTTTATAGAAGAGAGTATACATATTATGGAGAAGGTGGCTTATTCACAGTTAATAATCCTAAAGATGATATGAGAAATACAGAAATATGGTACCAATTTATGTGGTATTTAAATGAAAAATTAGGAGGAAGATATTTATGAGTAGATTTTTAGAGCACCATCCTTTTGTAGGTTTGGTAATGTTTGGTTTATTATGTGCTACAATTGTTCACACAGCAGATGTGATTGCTAATGGAACTAGAGTGGAGCGTATTTCATTCAAAAAGAAGGAAACTACAGATAAAGAAGAGCCAGTAAAGGAGCAATAATATGTTAGACTTTCTGATGATTTCAACCAGAAGCACAAAACGTGGTGTTGTTGAAATTTATCCGAGGTTCAAAATATGCAAATCCAAGGATTTGATGATTCGAGGAGGCGATTTTTATGCTATCTGGGATGAAGAACGCGGATTATGGTCCACTTCTGAAGAAGATGCTATAAATATTATCGATTCAGAGATAGATAGATATATTCGTGAGCATAGAGATAGTATTGAGGATCACATTCAGCCTTTATATATGTGGGATGCTGATTCTGGGTCTATTGATAGATGGCATAAATTTTGTCAAAAGCAAATGAGAGATGATTACGAGCAGTTGGATACAAAACTGATATTCGCTAATCAAGTGCCTAAGAAAAATGATTATGTTAGTAAAATGCTGCCTTATGCTTTAGAAGAGGGTAACATAAATGCTTGGAAAGAATTAACCAGCATTTTATATTCTCCTGAAGAATTGCACAAGATAGAATGGAGCATAGGTTCTATAGTAACCGGAGATTCTAAAAAGAATCAAAAGTTTTTAGTATTCTATGGACCACCAGGTTCTGGTAAATCTACAATAATAAATTGTATCCAGAAACTATTTGATGGATATTATTGTGTGTTTGATTCTAAAGCATTAGGTAGTGCATCTGCAGCTTTTGCATTGGAACCTTTTAAGGCCAATCCATTAGTTGCAATAGAGCATGATGGAGATTTGTCCAGAATTGAGGATAATACTCGATTAAACAGCTTGATATCTCATGAGAAGATGAATGTTAATGAAAAACATAAGAATATGTATTCTATGAAGTTCATTTCTTTCTTGATATTAGGTACTAATAAACCAGTTAAGATAACTGATTCTAAATCTGGTATAATTAGACGTTTAATTGATGTTCGCCCAACTGGAAAAACATTATCCTTTTCGAAGTATAATAGTTTGATGAAACAGATCGATTTTGAGCTAGGACATATTGCAGCACACTGTCGTGATGTATATTTAGAAGATCCTACCTATTATAATACATATAAGCCTAAATTAATGATGGAAGAATCTAATGATTTTTATAATTATGTATTAGATTCGTTCTCAGTATTTAAGAAAAATGATGGTATTAGTTTAAAGCAAGCTTGGGAATTGTATAAGATATTCTGTGAAGATTCTAAAATTCAGTATCAATTAAATAAACGTGTGTTCAAATCGGAATTAATGAACTATTTCGAGAATTATGATGAGCGTGTTTATATTAATGGTGAGTGGATTAGGAGTTATTTCTCTGGTTTTAAGACTGAAATACTTGAAACTGGAAAAATAGTGAATGAAGTTAAGGAAAAAGAAGAAACTTATACTATAGACTTTAAAGAGCAAAAGTCAAATCTTGATATTTATTGTGCGGATTGTTATGCACAATATGCTAATAGCAATGAGTTACCTAGACAGAAATGGGATAGTGTAACAACTAAGCTAAAAGATATTGATACACATAAATGCCATTATTTAAAGGTTCCAGAAAAACTTATTGTAATAGATTTTGATCTTAAGGATGAGAATGGTAATAAATCATTTTCTAAAAACTTAGAAGCTGCATCCAAGTTCCCACCAACTTATGCAGAGTTAAGTAAATCTGGTGGAGGTATTCACTTGCATTATATTTATAACGGAGACGTTACAAAGATAAGTAGAATTTATGCCGAAAGTATAGAGATAAAAGTATATACCGGAAATTCTTCTTTAAGGAGAAAACTTACAAAATGTAATGATCTTCCGATAAATATGATTACAGGAGGATTACCTATAAAAGAAGAAAAGAAAAAGGATAAAATTAATGTGAATAATTTGGATAGTGTTGAATACAATAAGTATTTGATAAATTTAATAAAGAAAAATCTTAATAAAGAAATTCATGGAGCAACTAAACCATCTGTAGATTTCATTTATAAGATATTAGAAGATGCGTATGAGAGTGGTAGACCATATGACGTAACAAAGTTAAAACCTTTAGTTATTCAGTTTGCCTCTGGCAGTACTAATCAATCTGAATATTGTCTTAGTCTAGTACCTAAGATGCATTTTAAGTCGGAAGAGGGTTCTGAAGATGTAAATGTTATATTAGATACGGAGGAAAAGCCTATTGTATTATTTGATATGGAAGTATTCCCAAATGTAGTATTCTTAAACTATAAGATATTACATGATAAGAATATGTTCCGTATGATTAATCCTACACCAAATGATATTGAGAAATTTGTCGAGAAGTACAGATTAATAGGTTTCAACAATCGTAAGTATGATAACCATATTTTGTACGGAATTATGCTAGGGTATAATAATTTAGATTTATACAAACTAAGTCAAAGTCTCATTATTAATAAAGAGGGTTTCTTTGGAGATGCTTATAATCTATCATATACTGATATTTACGATTATGCATCTAAAAAGCAGTCTTTAAAGAAATGGGAAATTGAATTAGGTATACACCATATGGAATTAGGTTTACCTTGGGACCAACCAGTGGAACCTGCTTTATGGCCAAAGGTATCTGCCTATTGTGATAATGATGTTATATCTACTGAAGCAGTATTTGATGCTACTCAAGGTGACTTTACAGCAAGAAAAATATTAGCGGATTTAGCAGGAATGACTGTAAACGATACTACTAATACCCTTACTACAAGAATTATATTTGGTAATGAGAAGAATCCTCAGCTAGTTTATACTGATTTGTCTAAAGAGTTTCCTGGATATGAATTTGAAAAGGTTTATAACACAGAAACTAAGAAATATGAGCGTCATAATTGGTATAGAGGCGATGATTTAGGTGTTGGTGGTTATGTTTATGCTGAACCGGGTATGTATGGTAACGTTGCATTACTTGATATTGCATCACTGCATCCGCATAGCATAAAAGCTATGAACTGTTTTGGTGAGTATACTAAAAACTTTGTTAGTCTAATGGATACGCGTATTTATATTAAGCATAAGGAATACGATAAGGCAAGAGAATTATTTGGTGGAAAGTTAGCTAAATATTTGGAAGATGAATCCACTGCAAAACAGTTATCACAAGCTTTAAAGATTGCTATCAATTCAGTATATGGTTTAACCAGTGCTGCATTTGATAATCCATTTAGAGATCCTCGTAATGAGAACAATATTGTTGCTCTTCGTGGAGCATTATTTATGCGTACATTACAGGACGAAGTTAAAGCTAGAGGCTTTACAGTTGCTCATATTAAGACAGATTCAATTAAGATTCCTGATGCTACACCAGAGATTATTGATTTCTGTATGAAGTTTGCAACAAAGTATGGATATACTTTCGAGCACGAGGCAACATATGACAGAATGTGTTTAGTAAATGATGCTGTTTATATTGCTAAGTATAAAGATGGTGAACACGCTGGTGAGTGGACAGCTACAGGTACACAATTTGCAGTTCCATACGTGTTTAAGAAATGCTTTAGCCATGAGGATATTTCTTTCGCTGATTTATGTGAAGCTAAAGAAGTTAAGTCTAAGATGTATTTGGATATGGATGAGAACCTTGAAGACCCAACTATATATGAAAATGTTTTAGATTTAAGAAAATCTATTAAACGTTTGCTTGATATTGGTGAGGAAGTAAGGTTAAGTAAAACTAAGAAAGAACTTCTTGATGAGTATTCAGATCTTAGTGATGATGAGTTAAGAACTAAAATTGATAATTGCCATCATTATACGTTTATAGGTAGAGTAGGGTTATTCTGTCCTATAAAAGAGGGTTGCGGTGGCGGTAGACTTGTTCGAGAGCAAATGAACAAGGATGGTTCTATAAGCATGAATGCTGTAACTGGAACAAAAGGTTACAGATGGTTAGAAGCTGAAGAAGTATTAAAGAAGAATATGCAAGATTGTGTTGATATTAGTTATTACAATAAACTTGTTGACAATGCTATTGATGATATTTCAAAGTATGGTGATTATGAATGGTTTGTTTCGGATGATCCATACCAGGAGCCAGTATATATGATGAACCTAGAATACAACATAATGGCACCATTAAAAGATAAAATTGAGCCATTCAAATAGCACGCAGAAAAAACAACTCCTTAAATGAAAAAAGGAGGAATTTATAATGAAAACAAGTACAAAAGTATGGTTAGGTATTGGTGGATATTTAACAGTACAGGCTATCGGAGCTGGCATTGGTAATGCTAGAGTTGATAGAATTACTGATAAATTTAACGCTAAATGCCAAGAAGTAAAGGATTTATTTAATTCTAAACAAAATGAAATGACAGTAGACGAGTATGCAAACTATCTACGAAGAATCGAAGATATTGCTACTAATGTCAGAAGTTATTGGGTTGACAAAGATGCAACTATCTTATTAAGCGTTGGTGCTGTAAGAATACGTAATTATAGCAAAATGGTTAAGGATAGTATGAAAGCTTTGGATAGAATAGCTGATGAGATTCGTGGTGTAATAATCGATGCTGAAGTAGTTGACTAGTTTAACAGCTAGTCTTCTGTTTTTCATTTTGCAAAAAAAAACTTAAATATATATTAAAAGGAGAAAAATTATGAAAGTAGATTTTATTATTGGTAAATTAAAACCAAACAAATTAGCTGAAATATCTGATAAAGATAGAGAGGGTTTAAATGTAGCATTATTTCAATACGGAAAGGTAAATGCAGAATACGGATATTTTCAAGGAGTATGCAAAGCAACAATGGCTTTTGCTACCGCAATTGCAGTGTGTGTAGGAATTGGCGTTGGAATTAAATTATTTAGAAATAAGAAGGAGAAAAGCAATGAATAGTTTAGGAAAGGTTCTATATGAGCAAGCTTTAAAGACAACAATTACATTTGGAGCACCAGGCAGACCAAATGCTGTAGCGATTAATAACGCTGCAATTTATAAGAGAAATTTTAAGGGTGTTGATCAAAAGATTACACCAAAGGATGGCGGTCGTTCTTTCGTAAAGAAGGGTCGTAGATTTACTTTAGCATTAACTGAAGATTTATTTGTTGCATTAACAAATGAAAAAGGAAACTGCTCGTATAATGTATGGGCATTTGGCGGAGAAGAAGATCCTGATCTAAAGTTATATTGTATTGAAGTTATTGTTAATATGGCTTCAAGCTATCCACCTACTGCTCTTTTATACACTGCTAGAAAAGATGGTAAGTGGGATATTTCTGATCCATTAACAGATACTAGTATAGGTGTACTAGATGAGGTAGATTATTTAAATATCGAAAGAGTAGACCTTGTAGTTAACCCTTATGATAAGGATAAGACAGGTAACTTTACTTTATATTTAAATAGTATCAAGATGGCACAGAAGTATATTGAGGATGGCGATGATTATTGGTCCGCTAATACTCATATTGAAAATGAAACACCTAAACGTGGTGATGATCCAAATGTAGATTAAAAGGTAGTGATATTTTATGCCAAAGGTGGTTCTTCGAGCGCATCAAGAAGAAGCATTATTACATATGAAAAACGGATGTATATTAAACGGAGGGGTTGGCTCAGGTAAGAGTTTAACCTCTCTTGCTTATTACTTTGAGAATCAAGGTGGATTACTAACAAGCGATTGTTTAATTCCAATGAAGAATCCTTGCGACCTTTATATTATTACAACTGCCAGAAAACGCGATACGTTTGAATGGGAAGTTGAATTAAATAACTTTGATATGTCGTCTGATATTTCAAAAAATAAATATAAAAATAATATAATCGTTGATTCTTGGAATAATATCCATAAATATGTAGATATAAAAGATGCTTTCTTTATATTTGATGAGCAAAGGGTTGTTGGTTATGGAAAGTGGACACAATCATTTCTTAAGATAACCAAAAGTAATCAATGGATATTATTGACGGCAACACCTGGAGATACGTGGATGGACTATGTTCCTGTATTTATAGCAAATGGTTTCTTTAAAAACAAATCTGATTTCTTGAGAAGGCATGTCGTGTTTTCGCCTTATACAGTGTACCCGAAAGTTGACAGATATGTTAATGAAGGACGTTTACTAAGATACAAGAAGGATATTCTAGTTCCAATGGATTTCAAAAGGAATACTGTTGCAGAGCACATATATTTAAACTGTGATTATGATGTTAATACATATAAGTATATGAAACAAAATAGATGGAATATTTATGAGAATAAACCTATGAAGAATGCTAGTGAATATTGTTCTTGTTTAAGGAGATGCGTTAATTCTTCGGATGACAGGAAAAGAAAACTGCTAAGTATTCTAGAAGATCACCCTAAGGCTATTATATTCTACTCTTTTGATTATGAGTTAGAAATATTGCGAGAATTATTAACTGAAAGTAGAATTATATTTTCAGAATGGAACGGGCATAGACATCAGCCTTTACCTAATGGTAATAAATGGGCATACTTGGTGGAATATGCCGCGGGGAATGAGGGGTGGAATTGTATTCAAACAGATACAATTATATTTTATTCTCTGCAGTATTCCTATAAGGTAATGGTGCAAGCATCTGGTAGAACAGATAGACTTAATACACCATTCCGAACTTTATATTACTATCACTTAAGAAGTATGAGTGATATTGACAGGGCAATAGACGGAAAATTAAAGAAAAAGAAAAAATTTAACGAACGTGATTTTGCACCAATATTTGATGAATAAAAGGAGAAACACAAATGAAAAGAACTATATTTTTAAGTCTACCAATGAAAGGTAGAGAAGATGAAGCAATCAAAAATACTATTGAAGGTATGATAAGAATTATTACAGCGATGTACCCTAATGATGAATTAGAGTTTGTTGAGAACTTTAGTTGTGTACTTACAGATGCTGATATTGCTGACTGTTTGAAGGGTGTTACTAAGCATCAATCATTATTATATTTAGGTAATGCAATAAAAAAGATGGCAAAATGTGATTCTATTGCTGTAATTGACAATCATAATTGTGAGCTTTATAATTATAGAGGATGCTATATTGAAGCTGAGGTAGCTCGTAATTATGGATTATATTTCATAACTGTTAATGATCCTGACGGAAGTATTTTACTTCCTGATATTAAAGCGAAAGTAGAAGAAGAACAACGTAAACTATGCCCTAAAAAGGAAGCTGGCTTTACGTTATTGTAATTAATTAAATTAGATGTTTGTCTGACCGCACGGGGTTTACTGAACCTGTATGACCTCCTATGAGTACAATTTTCCATGTCAAGAAAACACCGATGTAGCCGTGCATGCATCGGATCTGTTTTCCTATTATATATTTACAAACACAGAAGGAGAAACTATGGAAACAACAATAAGATATGATTATGCATTAATTAAGGAAGAAGAAGCTAAGAAAATTCCTGAAACTATGTGGTATCAGCATGAGACTGATAGACAGAACTTTGAATTTTTGAATATTGGTCAATTAACACCTTTAAAAGTACATCATAATACAATTATTAGTGTTAAGCACTACATTACTAAATGTGGTTATTTATATTCTAATTCTAACCCTGATTTTGCAGAAAAAATTAAGGCAAAAGAAAAGGATATTATTGCTAAGATTAAAGAAAGTTATGAGAGTAAAGGTGCTGGTACAAGTAGCAGAAAATTTGATAATTATAAACTAACTGATGAATTTAAGAAAGAACTTAAACATAAGATGGAGAATGAATTGTATAAATCATTCAAACATATTTACAATACTGATGAGAGTTTAAGATCTAATCTTATGCATTTATATTGCGATAGGATAGAAAAGACTATTAATAAAGGTTTGCCTTTAGAACAACAAAGAAGTGTTAGATTTGAATATTTACCTGCTTCCTTAGGTTACGATGTAGATTGTTATAAGATTGTTGCGGAAAGGGTTTAAATAGATATATGACTAGATATGAATATTATATTAAGGAAACAAGAGGAGGAAAACTAAGACCTGAAGATCTTAGGGTCATACTTATATTTGGAAGAAACATTAATTATGTTACCCAACTTGAAAAACAAGAAGCGCATACATTAATTGATGCTAAACACATTAATCT